AAGGAACAGACTATTAAGAACACATCTGAACAACAGTTTAAGGTTGAGTTTGAATGTGAGTTCTTAGGATCTGTTGATACTCTTATTAGTGTAGTTAAATTAAGAAACCTTGTCTTTGAGGATCCAATACAAACCAATGGAAAAGGTCTTCTCATATATGAAGAACCAGTAAAGGGGAACGATTATATTATTACTGTTGATACTGCTAGAGGTATTGATGGGGATTATTCTTGTTTTATAGTATTTGATATTACCACATTCCCACATAAGACTGTGGCAAGGTATAGGAATAATGAAGTTAAACCTATGCTATTTCCCAATATTATAATGGATGTTGCCAATGCTTACAACCAAGCATATGTTTTGATTGAGATTAATGACATTGGAGAACAGGTTGCAAGTATCATGAATTATGATTTGGAATATGAAAATCTTCTTATGTGTGCTATGAGAGGTAGGAATGGTCAGCAAGTAGGATCAGGATTCTCTGGTAGTAGAACACAGATGGGTGTTAGGATGACAGCAGCAGTTAAGAAGTTGGGTTGCTCTAACTTGAAAACATTGATGGAAGATGATAAAATAGAAACACATGACTATGATATTATCGCAGAACTAACAACCTTTGTGCAGAAGAAACAATCATGGGAGGCAGAAGATGGTTGCCATGATGACCTTGCAATGTGTCTTGTTATATTTGCTTGGTTAGTAGCACAAGACTATTTCAAGGAAATGACTGACACAGATGTGCGAAAGCGTATCTATGAGGAACAGAAGAATCAGATTGAACAGGATATGGCTCCATTTGGATTCATACTAAATGGTACTGATGATGAAGATGAGTTTGTAGATGAGGAAGGCGATAGATGGGCAAAGGTTGATGAGTATGGAGATAGGGCATTTATGTGGGAGTATAAGTGAAGCGAATTGCTATTGTGGGTGCAGGTAATGCTGGTAGCATAACTGCACTTTATATTCATAATGAAATATTAGAAGATAAGGAGATAGTTATATATCACAGTCCTAATGATCATCCAATAGAAAAGGTTGGTCAAGGAACTGTTAACCCAATATTAGAATTAATACATGAGTCATTAGGATGTGATTGGTATGACAACCCTCTTGAAGCAACTATCAAGACTGGTATATTATATGAGGGATGGGGTAAGAAGCAGGATAAGATCTTTCATCCATTTGCTTTACATGAAGTAGCAGCACATTTTGTTCCTCAAAAATTATCTAAAACAGTATTAGAATCTGGATTGTTTAATATTATAGAAAAGACTATTGATAATCCAGAAGAAGAGATAGATGCTGATATGATATTCGATTGTAGGGGTAGACATAATAGGGATAGTAGTAATTATGATACATTGATCAATCCATTAAATTCGGTTCTCTTAGCACATAAAGAGGGGAAAGATCCCGATTTAACATATACAAGAACTGTTGCTACACCTAATGGATGGACATTTATTATTCCTAATTTGCATAGTGTATCTTATGGATATCTCTACAATGATACAATAACATCAACTCAGGTAGCAAGAGAAGATTTTATGAATAGGTTTAGAATATATCAAGATAGTTTACCATTGTCTTTTGAAAATTATGTTGCTAAAAATATGTTTGTTGGTGAAAGAACCATACTACAAGGAAATATGTATGGGTTCTTAGAACCAATGGAGTCAACATCTATTAATCTTTGTACGCATTTGTGTGAGCAAGCATTTAATGAAGATAAAGTATCAGCAAATAATATAATGAGGAGAATAGTGAAAGAACTTGAAACATTCATACTATGGCATTATCAGTTTGGTTCAAAGTATGATACAAAATTTTGGGAGTATGCAAAATCACTTCCATTTAACCCAGACAATAAATTTAAATCTATTCTTGATGGGTCATTAACTGAATATGGATTTTGGCAAGAAGAGAGTTTTAATAATTGGAAAGATGGTGTCTATATAAATCCAGTTAAGGCATATCTTGGAGTATTATGAGAGTTGTTATTGTTAGTGGTGGATTTGACCCTATCCACAGTGGACACATTGAACACTTTAAAGAAGCAAAGAAATTGGGTGATATCCTTATAGTAGGATTGAACTCTGATGAATGGCTAACTAGAAAGAAGGGTAAACCATTTCTTCCTTTAGAAGAAAGATTGGCAGTTGTTAAATCTATGAGACCAGTTGATAGTGCTGTACCATTTAATGATGATAATGATAGCTCTATAGATCTCATCAAGAAAGCATTGGTATTATTTGACGATGTACTATTTGCTAATGGTGGAGATAGGACACAGGACAATATACCTGAGATTTATGAGTTTGATAAAGATCCTAGAGTTCAGTTTGCATTCGGGGTTGGTGGAACACATAAACAAAACTCTAGTAGTTGGATCTTAAAGAAATGGAATTCGACTTAGAATCTCAATTTGATCACGGTGAGTTACTACTGACCGAAAGAAGATGTAGAGTCTGTGGTAGTGTCAAAAATTTGATTGAAGGATTTTATATAACACATAAGAATAGTACACACCTTCCATCATCATATTCTTATGAGTGTAAAGGGTGTACTATAAAAAGAATTAAATCTAGTAGAAAGAAAGATAATGGTATCTGGAGTTATCCAGACTGGTAGTTCATGTACTGTTTCCCCGTTTGAAGAGCAGTAAATAATAAATAATCATAGACAAATTGGATTCTATAGAGGAAAGAAAAGATGCCACTTAATCTAGCATCTCCTGGTATTGTAGTAAGGGAAGTTGACCTAACCAACGGTAGAGTTGATGCAACATCAACAAAGACTGGTTGCTTGGCTGCTCCATTTGCGAAAGGACCAGTAGAGAGCCCTCAACTCATAGAGACAGAGGCAGACCTTCTGGATACCTATGGACAACCTTACCCTAAAGATAATCATTACGAGTATTGGTTAACTGCTTCATCTTATCTCGCCTATGGTGGTGTGATGAGTATTGTTAGAGCAGATGACGAAGAACTTAAAAATGGTTTCGTAGGAACTGCAAATAGCGTCAAAATAAAAAGTTCTGACGACTATACTAACTTATCTTACGGAGAGAACACTATTGCTGGTGTTACCTTTGCTGCTAAAAACCCAGGTACTTGGTCAAATGGTATCAAGGTTGCAGTATTAGATTCTCTAGGAGATCAGATATTCACAGGAATCCAAACTACTAATGTATTAGGATATGGTTCAACTACTGTTCCAATAGATCCTATTAATCTTAAGGTTGGATACGGCGTAACTCAAGGAGTACCTGCTGGTACTGTTGTTCCTAGACAAGGAGTTGGTGCTGGTACAACTGAATTGTTAGATGGTATATTTAAAGGACAAATAACTCAAGTTGGTAATTCACAGATTACTGTTAAGTTAATCTCTCATGTATCTTCTGCTGGAACTGAAACTCCAGTTGATTATCAGCAAGGAGGAAACTACAAGTTCGTTGATCCTGCTGGTGTAAACCAAGCACTTGGTATTCACACTGGTGAGTCAAGAACTTATGGTAGTTGGAGAGGACTTGCTGCTGGTACATATTCAGGGATTGTTACTTACACTAATTCTAGTGATTGGTTCGATGCTCAATCAATTACTCTAGGTACTAACCCAGACAAACCTGGTCCTAAGATTAAGTGGAACTCAATTGTTGACAGACCAGGAACATCATCCTATGCAGTTGAAAGAAATTCAAGGTTTGATGAATTCCATATAGTTGTTTATGATGACACTGGTAAGATTACTGGTAATGCAGGTTCTGTATTAGAAAAATTCAGTAACTTATCTAAAGCAAAGGATTCACAATACTCTGCTGGTTCATCTGCTTACTGGAGAAAGGTACTTGAAACAGGTTCTGCTAGTCTCTTTGGAGGCGGTGCTCCTGCAGGTATCGTAACAACTGGTTTCTCTGCTGATGGTTGGGATACCTTTGGAGATGGTGGATGGGACCAGGATACTGAAAATATTACCTTCAGTTCTATTGGTAACTATGTCGTATCACTTGCTAATGGTAAGGATTATAACGGCAAGACTTCTATTGAGGAGTCAGGGGCATTGGATCTAGATATCGGTGCTATTCAAGAAGCATACGATCTATTCCGTAACCCAGAGGAAACTGATTGTGACTTCCTACTATTAGGTTCTGCAGCAAGAACAAGTTATGAAGTACAAGCACTTTCAAATAAACTGATTGAGATTGCTGAATTCAGAAAGGATGCTATTGCATTCTTATCACCAGCAAGAGAACAGTTCTTAACTAAGACTGGATCGGGTGATTCTGAAATGTTAACATTAAAAGCTGATACAGTAACTGATAACATAATCAATTACTATTCACCTATTACATCAAGTTCTTATGCCATACTCGATAGTGGTTATAAGTACATGTATGACAGGTTTAATCAACAGTTCAGATATGTTCCTATGAATGGTGACATTGCTGGCACATGTGCTAGAAATGACATCAATAACTTCCCTTGGTTCTCACCAGGCGGAACTGCAAGAGGTGCTATTCTGAATGCTGTTAAACTAGCATACACACCAAACCAAGTCCATAGAGACAAATTATACTCCAACAGAATTAACCCAATCGTTACTTCACCTGGAGCAGGTATTATTCTCTTCGGTGACAAGACTGCATTAGGTAGGTCTTCTGCCTTTGACAGAATCAATGTTCGTAGATTGTTTATCTTCCTTGAGAAGGCAATCGCTGCTGCTGCCAAAGACATCCTATTTGAATTCAACGATGAGATCACAAGGATCAACTTTATCAATATCGTTGAACCATTCCTTCGTGATGTACAGTCTAAGCGTGGTATTCAAGATTTCGTCGTTATCTGCGATGAGACCAACAACACCCCTGCTATTATTGACAGCAATGAGTTCGTTGCTGACATCTACATCAAACCAGCAAGATCTATTAACTTCATCGGACTAACCTTTGTTGCTACACGCACAGGAGTTTCCTTTGATGAGGTTATTGGTAAGGTCTAATTCATTAACACACTTTAGGTAAAAGACTAATGGCAATTAATTCCGCAAACCCACCGAAGACCTCGGAAAGGACTATCGACAAGTTTAAGTCGAGGTTGACGGGTGGTATTGCAAGACCTAATCTGTTTGAGGTGGTTCTTGCATTTCCAGATGGCACAGTAGATGCATCAGTAAGTGACATAGATCCTAAGACAAGATTCCTTGTCAAGGCTGCTGCACTTCCTGCATCAAACATCGCTCCAATCAGCGTACCTTTCAGAGGTCGTCAGCTTAAAATTGCAGGAGACAGGACATTCGACGAATGGACAATCACTGTAATCAACGACACTGACTTTGCTATCAGAGGTTCCTTTGAGAGATGGATGAACTCCATGTCTAAGGTATCTGATAACGCTGGTAATATAAATCCAGAAGACTATACTAAAGATGCATATGTATACCAGCTCGGAAGATCTGGTGTTGATTCTGCATCACAGTCATCTGAACAAAATATGCCTGTACTTAGAACATATAAGTTCTATAGTATATTCCCAACAAATGTCTCACAGATAGATCTTTCATACGATTCATCTGATGCTGTTGAAGAGTTTACAGTCACTTTACAAGTTCAGTGGTGGGAAGCTGCTGGAAATGGCGGTGATGTTAGCTAACTAAATAGAAGGGTATCAAGGTATTCTTCTATAATAATGGCACGGCTTTTTGGATTTTCAATTGAAGATAAAGACGATTTACCTAAGGGTGTAGTATCCCCCATTC